TATGATCCTCATTATTTTTATGAGTATCGTATAGCCAAGCGTTCTAAAGAGGCAACTGGTATCGAGGGGCTTGTCTATCAGATAATGCCTTGGAATCTCATTAGATCGTTTGCGTTTGCAATCGATCCATTGAGCTCTTTCAAGACTGCACCTGGTAAGATTTCGCCTGTGAATCGGTTACGTTCTCGTACTACTATTTCTGTCCTTGATACGGGCAGGAAGATGTATTACAAGAAGGTCGTTACTCATCGGGCTGCTGCCAAGAATTATCTTGGCATACCCGGCAAGTTTGGACCAATCGTTACCGATCCGCCGTTCGTGGATCAGTATTCTCAACCCTCTGGGTCGCAGAAACCACTACCACGAATCTCTCGGGACACTACCTGGCGCTCTAGGCCTTTTGGTTATACGATGGGCGAATTCGAGAAATCGATTCCGACCATCTATTCACCGTCGAGGTCTAGGCACAGTTTCGAAAATAATAGACAGATGTTCTCCGTCGGGCCTGGGCAAGATTACCCAGACTTTGATGAGTTCATCCGAAATATTGACGAATCTGTAGGTCCAACAGCTGCCGTCTATCGTGACGACTATTACAACTCCGTTCGAGATCAGGAGAGAAATAGTATGCTTGCGCTGATGCAAAAGCATGCTATTTCCATGTACAAGAGTATCAATCCCGTACATCGAAATTACTCCCTTTTTCGAAACGTAGTCGAGCTCCGTGATTTGCCTCGTTCTATCATCACTATGCGTGATAGTATAAGGTCTTTTTCGGAACTTGAGAAGCTCCTCAATAAGGATCTTTTACAGACTATAAGGCAAGCTGGTGAGCTTACCCCAAAGCTGTTGAAATCCTTATCCAGCGAATACTTATCGTATTCGTTCGGTTGGAAGCAACTTGTTTCAGACGTTCACGATCTGTTGGTAAAACCGACACGGATTCAGAATCAGATTAATTTTCTGATTCGCCGTGCCGGCAAACCAACAACTTATCGTACTAAGCGGGATTTCCAGCTTAGTCGATCTGGGGCTCCTGATTTTTCGTATCATATTCTCGGCGAGAACGTTGAGCGTATTGGCACCCGTGTCGATAGCAAGATCGAGCTATCGATGGTCGTCAATACTACCTTTCCGTTCCCGACGACGAATCCTGTCTTCTTTCGTCGCGATCTGTACGATAAGAAGCTAGGTGTTTATCCCACGTTCACGGATTTATATAACTTAACTCCATGGACATGGCTAGTTGATTGGTTTACCGGTCTTGGGAACTACCTCGAAATTATCGAGGAAATTCACAATGACAAGTCTCTCATCAACTGGGGCTTCATTACAGGAAAATGTTCCTGTGATGTAGTGACAAACATTACTACGAAAAAGTCGTCCTGGCAAGGTATCTCTGTGAATGGTGTCGGAGAAAATGTTCAATCTCAACAGATTGACACTCACTCGTCGCTGCTTCACATTGACTTACAATTGCGTAAGAACGTTGCTGGGATATTTGACGTGAAAACCATTTCTGATCCGGCATCATTGTCGCCGTATCAGAATTCTATCATCGGTGCGTTGCTTACGCAACGTACCAATTTTAGAAGGTAGACATTCGTCTATCTTCCCTATCTATTGCAACAGGAGTTGTACTATGCTTGCCGATCCCGTCACCGTCACTGCCGCGGCCCCCACACCCGAACTAAGATTTGCTCTTATCCGTTCGGATGGGTATGGCTCGGAACGAGTCGACACGAATGGCGCCGGTTATACCGTCGTCACTCAGCATTCTAAGACGGGTAAAGGAACCCGTCACTATCTGCAAATTTTGCAGACGGTGAATGCTGTCGATCCGTATAGCGGACTGACCAAGAAGCAAGTTGCTTCTTGTTCACTCACTATCAACCGTCCTCTGTTTGGGTTTACCGATGCAGCAATCGTTGCATTGGCAAAGGCCCTTACTGATTACCGGGATGATAGTGAGGTGACAACCGCACGACTAATCGCATTCCAGTCCTAACCATGGACTGGTATCGATTTGTCGTTTGGTCCCAGGGTTTAACATTCATCGTTGTAGCTATCACGGTTGTGGTGCTACTCGCTGGATGTTCTACCACTGGGGTCCAAGGTACCGTTAATGGTACAGTGGCTGACCCATCAATTTCGATAGGTCGATCGGCGACTGGTACTTGGAATCCGTTACCTCAAGGAGGAACAGATGAAAAGTCCAATCGTACTCCTAGTGAGCCTGCTAAATGATATCGGCAGGCTCGACCCGCACGCGAAAGGCCTCGAGCGTGATATCCGCACTCTCGAGTTTAGGTATGAACACGAAGGTATCAGTTTCTTAACTGTTACCCTTCCTGCCTTCTGTACGGCCATTGAAAAAGGGCTGTCAGAAGGTCAGTTTCGCTGTCCCTTAGGTTTTCGCAAACTTAAGGGGTCGTCTCTCCCGAGATTATTCTCAGGTTTGACATCGAATGTGTTCGATACCGCTACAGGCCTCGTTAAAGAGACAATCGACGAAGGATGCCTTACTAGCATCTTTCAGTTGACTATGCTCTTTAAAAAAGTTCAGATGGACTCTAGACGGAGTGATAAGCTCCATAAGGAGGCCGTGTCTGACTTTTTCCTAAACGATGAGTTGATAGGTCAGAACGTTTTGTCTGACCGAGATACTCATTATTTAGGCCTGGTCACTCGCTTTATACTTCCGAGTCTCACGACTTTGGAAGCTGATGAGTCTGAGGTGACTGAAGCCGACCTACACGAATTACTCGTGCCAATCGACTTCAGACTTCCTCTTACTCGCCAGTTTAAAGCTTGTAATCATGGGCCTGGTGCTGTTTCAGAGAAGCTAAGCCCGAACCAGAAGTGGATTCGGACTTATCAGGGTATCCTCACGGGTGCCTTTGATGAGACATTCCCAATATACGATCAATTTGCATTGAATCATCGTTCACCCTTATCAGGTGACGATGATCAGATTGATCGCATACGGAATGAGCTACAACTCAACTCTGAAACAGTAGCTTCTAGAAGTACGTCGAGGTTGATTACCGTCGCGAAGAATTCTACTTCGCGACGGACTATTACGATTGAGCCTACACTGAATCAATTTATTCAGCAAGGTCTCAAGGCTGAGCTGTGGGATTCTATCTCACAGTGCAGCATACTTCGTAATTGCCTCGACGTGTCCGACCAGAGCAAGAATCAAAAACTTGCTCTGGAAGGTTCCCTTTACGACAACTGGGCTACAATAGACTTAAAGTCTGCATCCGACTTACTTTCCTTGCGGTTAGTTCGTCAGGTGTTCTCTAATCGTCCTGATTTTCTTAGGAGACTTGAGAATTGTAGATCCCGCTATGTCTCGTGTGACGATGTCACACGAGAAATAGCAAAGTATGCCGGTATGGGAAACGCCACCACTTTTCCAGTTCAGTCCGTCGTTTTTGCAGTTCTTGCAATAACGGCAGTACTGGATACGCAGGGTAAGTACCCTACGTATTGGTCAGTGAGGCGTGCTTCTAGGTGTGTCCGCGTATATGGCGATGATATCATCGTTGATACGCGATACACGCACGCGGTTGTTGCCTGGCTTGTTAATGCTGGTTTAAAAGTCAACATTAACAAGAGCTTCCTTAACGGATATTTTAAGGAAAGCTGCGGTGTTCGTTGTTACAAAGGAGTTGATTATACTCCTTTGTACCTCAAACATCTTCCAGACGATTCTTCCACGAAGTCTAAGGCAATTGAAGGGTTGGTAAGCTTCTCAAACAATGCTTGGATGAGAGGCCTCTATCGTACCTCCAACTGTATAGCTGGTGAAGTTGAAGATCGGTTGCGAACCAATCTTCCGCTTGCGTCAGCTCGTACAGCTGCCTTAGGCTGGCATACTAGAATAGGAGCTCAGGATTTCC